GTAATAGGCTTTATAATCAGAGTTTATTTATTGAAGATCTGTTATTATCTAATAAGATTACTGAAGTTAATATTTATTTTTATGAAAATACTACACAAGCTCAAACCTACGAAAAAATATTTATTTATAAGCATAAACCTCTTTATAATAGTGCGTGCACTAATCAAAAAGTTAAAATGAATTATCACATACCTTTTGAATATAGGCTTATTATTCAGGATTATTATAAAGCTAACAAATCAAGCATGGAAAGTCCTTCTGATGTTATAATAAAGATGTGTGATAGTTTTTTTAAGAATCAAAAACAACTTAAATTATGTTAAATGATATTTACCTAAATGCCAGTTCTGAAGCAAAAAAGTTTATTGAAAGGCTTTTAAATTTAACACATGGCGATTGTATAAATTGTGAGTCACCTAACAATCTAATACCACATGAAAATTGTGTCGAATGCGATAAAGAGTGGATTAAAAAATGTAAGCTTGAGGTATTGACTTGGCACGCTCTTACAGAATATGAGGTAAATATTGACGTTCCACATTATACATTTGATGTACATCATGTCCTTGAGTTTTATAACATAGCCCACCAATTAGGGTATTACACTTGTGAGGTTGAAGATAAGTATAGTGAAGATTTAGTGGCTGAATATATTGAAGATCATATAAGCTTTTTAATGAAATACCCTAAGTTTATTATAAATATACCTGAATAATAATGGTGTCGAATTCGACACCTTTAACGTTTGCGCTTTTTACCGCCATGATATTCATAGACATCAGGCTGCTTTAACATATATTCATTTACATTTTCATCACCGCAGTACACGTCAGCAACAATACGAAAATACTTGCCACGCTTCATATTTTTTAAAAATATTTGCCTACAACTTCTTAGCTTATCAATAAGAATATATTTAAGCTCTAAGGCACGTTTTTTTTCATTTTTTTTACGTAGTTCAGGGGTATCTATACCACTTAACCTTACACCTATATTACTTCCTAACAAAGGGTGAAAGTTATATATATCAACGAAGATAGTATCTCCATCATATACACGTACTAACTTATCAATTCTAACAGAATCACCTCTAAGTGTCTGTGCCGTAATAGTAACACCTAAAATAATAAGTAGTACAAAATATTTAATCATCAGAATTTAAATTCAAGTGGTCCAACTCCGATTTTAACTTTTTTATCGTCGTCAAACCCGATTCCAAGCTTTGCTGGCATCCCAGATATTTGTCCATTAAAACCCAACTCAATACCATGATTGGAGCCTGCATGACGGTTTTTTGCAAATTTAGCAATGATATCCTTAAATGGGCCTTTAGTGTCTGCATTTATAAATTTAACGGCTTTTTCAGTACTTGTGTTATCTAATAGTCTTGTTGCTCGGTCTAGTTGTCGTTGAGCTACTTCTAATTTTTCTACGACTTTTTCTGTTTCTATAAAGTCTTTAAAAACCTTATTACCAAAAACATATTTTGAAACTGCTATTTCATAAAGTGCCGTTCTTAATGACTCGTTATGAATTACATAATTCCACACTGATTTTAAATATTTTAATACTAATTTTATATACATGATCTTACTCCTATTTATAACATATACGTATATGCTTTTACAACTACGGATAAAATTTTACAAGCTTTTCAGAAATACCTCTACAACGATCAATATGAACCCAATTTACGTCCATTTCAACTCGCCAAAAGCCTAATTCTTTATATGCTGGCATAATTTTATCTCTTATTTCTTCAGGAGTGTCTGAATTAGAATGAAAGTCTATTGCTAAACCTCTTTGATGTTGTGATAATTTGAATTTATTGTCAGTATTATAAAAGTCTGATGTTCTAAAGCCTCTATTTTGGAAATTTCCGCCATAATACCAATCATTTATTATAATACTATAACCTAAAAAATCGCGTACGTTCTGGGCTAAAATAACAGTGTCATACTCAATATACCTATAGAATGCATCTAAAAAACCATGAGTAGTACTGTATCGATCAATTAAATAAGAATAATGCGGTTCTGAAATAAATTCTTGTGCAATAAAATTTTTTGAAACTTTCAAGTCAAAAAAACCTTTCCATAATAATGCCTAATAAAATCGCACAAAATCCACCACTAAAAGATAATAAGGCTTGCCGCCAATTTAATTGCAATTGAAACTTCGTCAAACACTTCTCCACCTGCTCCACTGCGTCCATGACTTTACTATTAAATTCATTTTGTCTATCAGTAAAATCTTTTAACTGATTTGATAAAGGTTTTATTTGCTGATCTACTTCTGATCTTATTAGATTCAAAGTTTCTGTATACTGTAATTTTGTAAGCTCTTTATCCATTTTCTAGTGCTGTTACTCTAGCCTCTAAAGCTGTAATTTGTTCTGATTGTTCTTGTATTGCTTTAATACATAAAGGAATAAGCTCTGTATAACGCATTGCATATCTTTCTTCACCTGTTTCTTCATCTACATTTCTTATTAAAGCTGCAAAATCGTTTGTTGATATTTCTTCTTCAGACAATAAATCTTCAACTTCTTGAGCAATAAGACCAAAATGTCTTCTCGTGTGTGTAACAGTTTCAGTATCTACAAATTTATAACTAACTGTTCTTAGTTGATTTAAAAAATCTAAACCTAACGGTAAATCAATAATATCTCTTTTTAAATTTCTGTCAGATGTTTGAATTGTCCCATTAGTTGCATATATATCTTGCCATCTCTTAGTTGCACTACCTAGATCATAAGTGTCATCACTATTGGGATGTATAGGTGAATCAACATTAACAATTCCATTATCTGCGTTTAGATTAATATTACCGCTAGTTTGTGTTTCTAAAACTATATTATCTCCTGATAATATTACATTAGTAATAAATGCTGCATTTCCAGCCTCTACTTTCATATGGCCTTGATTATTTCTAATTTTAAAATCAGTATATGTAGCGTCATTATTTTTTATTTCTAAAAGATTACTTGCATCAGTAAAATGAAAAAGTGGTAATAAAACATCAAAAACATTATCGAAATATTCTTCCCATAGGTAATGATTATTTAATATCCAATTAAAATTCTGTGAGGCTGGAGCGTCACCAAATACATAACCATCAGTTGTAAGCGATGCTGCTGGTTGTTGTGTGTTTGTTTGGTTTGTATCAAATTCTGTATGAAAAGTTGGTTTTGTAGGTAATGACATATTAAAAAACTCCTATATTTATTTTATTAAATTAAAACATTAAATTCAAACATTATTTTATTGTTACTAAGTGTCCTGCATCAGGATTTAGTACATTCCCAGTGTCATGTACTGCTATCTCAGCTAATTCACCTGCGTCAAAACCGGAACCACTTGTATCAAAAAGAAATACATCAGTAGGTCTTCTTAAATTATATAAATTTCTAAACCCACCACCATCAGAAGGTATATTCCCATCACGATCTAAGAATCTAAATATTCTATATTGAGACTCTTCAACAGTTACACCTATTCCAGAACATGTTGCATTTGTAATAGCTTGTTTAACTTCATCCCATGATGCAATCGGGTTTGTAATATTATAAAAAGTTACATCAAAATCAGCTTGTCTTTCTGTAACAATTACACGCTCTGCATTAGTTAATAATTTAGCAATATTTATAATTTCTTCTCGAGTACCTTCTGAATTATTTTCAGCTATTTTTGCTTTAATTCGTAAACGGTATACTTCATCAGTCAAACCATTTCTAGGCTGTCCAACAATAGCACCGACACCATCTAATTGCACACCTATCGCATCCTCAATAGTTCTATTTTCATAAAGGCTATGCGCTATTGTTTCAGCATCTTGAAGTAAATCAAGGCCTATCTCTAAAACCTTTTCAATATTTTCTGATCGATAATATTGTGTGATTAATTTGTCTTTTCCTTCTTGTACTATATTTGAGTCTAAATTTATCATGTGACATTAACAGTAATTCTTGCACTACTAAAAGCGGCTATTTCATCATTAGCAATTGAAATATTAGTTTGCCCACCTGGCGCAGGTGTTGTGCCAAGATAAACCTCAATTCCGATTATGCCTGCAACTTCGTTTATAGGCGTATAAAATTGATTTTGTATAACATCTTGTCCAATTAAAAAGTTTTGAGTGAATTCAATAATTTTATTTTTTATTTGATCAGCACCATCGGCTGGAAATAAAGCTCCTTCACTAGCATCTGTATTTTGCACTATATCTATAACAAAATATATGTCTTGCTGTGTTGGCCTTGAAAAAGATATATCTACATCTTCGCCTTCGCTATCTGAAACTGTTACTGTGGTTGAACCAAATGTATCAATACCGCACGGTCTAGCTGACTCTATAGCAACACCTATATCATCATCTAGACCTCCTAAAACTACAGCAAAAATATTATGCCCAGGCACTCCATTTACAGTGCCACCTGTTCTATTTGATGAAACCTTAGCCTGTAACACATTATCTACATTTAAAATTTTATTTCTAATACCTGCATCAGTACCGTTTTGAGTTGTCTGCAAGTTTAATTGTCGTCTTTGTCTTAAAGCAACATCAGATTCAACAGCACGACCTAAAACCGCGTTTGATAAGTTAGTGACAGAGGTTACGCCTGCCGTCGGTGTATCAATAACAGTTAATGTACCAGCATTAGCCGAAATAGCACCTGTGTTTACTGAGTTCATGCGTAAATCAACAAAAGGGGCATACCCCTTAGTTGTTTCAGCAACACTTACAGTAACTGGCGCACCATCATCTAATGAGTTATTAGTGACTGTCAGTAGTGGTTGTTCTTGATTTCCATCAGCACCAGCAAATGTAACGACAAAACCAGTCGTATAATCACCTGTAACAGTTACAGCGCTTAAACTAGCTAAATTATTTAAAGCTGTTTCTACATCTGTATTAATATCGTCAAAAGCAATATCAACTGTCTCATTTCCTTCATGGTTGAGTCTAAATACCCCACTTGTAGGTGTACCTGAAAAGGTTATTGTCTGTACTTCATTAATACCTGTAGTTATAGTACCGCTTTCTACAGTGACAAATGCACTTGTAGGATCATCAACTACACTAGCTCCAAAATCGACTGGAACTACTGTAGTTAAGTCCCCAAATATACGAGCAGTAACTGTACTTTTAGCCGCACCTAATCGAGTTATACCAGTATAAGCGCAAGCATTATCTAAAGATGTACCTGTGGCAGTATCAGGATATTGCGAATTATATACATCTAGTAATTTTTCATAAATTTCATTAGCAGTCAAAACATCTATATCTATGATGTTTCCTAATGGGCTATTACTTGCTGTATTAATTTGATCGCCAAATAACTCCTGTGCCTTAGCAACTGCCTGCGATCTTAAGTCTTGCGTATTAGGTAAATTGGGGCCTGTGCTTGTTATACCGAATGTCATAGTGCTACCTCGTCGTTAATTATAATTGTACCACTCTCAGAAGCCACTTCAAAGTTTACAGTTAAAATTCTAGTACTTTCTTCGAATTCTAATGAAAAACTATTTAATTTTATTACACCTGGAGTCGATAAAATTGCATCTTTTAAAATGTTTTCTACAATACTTTGCTGTCTTCTTTTACCTAATATCTCTTCAATATAAGGTACTCCAAGTGCTGTATCTAATTCACATTCACCTAGTAGTGTCTGTAGTCTTTGCTTTAAATTCTGTTGTACAAAATCTCTACTCTCTACTAAGACTAAATTATTATTTACTATGACAAAATCGTTATTAGTAGTTTTAATATCCATTATTGTTTCACTCCATCTAGTTCAGTTTGTGCGGCTGTCATTGCGGCTACTTGTGCTATAACGCCAGGTGATGGCGGTGGCATAACAATTGGACCTAGTGTCGAAATTGCTGAAATAGCACTCCCCATAAAACTTGATATAGCACCGAATGCGTTACCACTAGTATTACTTATACCAAATTGACCAGCTGTATTGATATCAAAGTTAGCACCACCAGGGTTAGTAAAATTCATAACATCACCCTCAACTTTTAAAATAGCATTATCAGAACTAGTAAATTTTAACGTGTTACCGTTTATTTCAAATATAGAACCATCAGCATTTATATATTTTAAATGCCCTGCTTCATCTATTGTAAGTTGATTTTGTTCGGTATAGGCTACTTTAATTTTATCAGTATCACCTGTTAAGCCTGTACCTATAGGTTTTGCTATCGGTATACAAAAACCATCAGATAAATTATTTTTTCTAGGGTCTTTAGGATCAACTATTCTTTGCTCAATATTCGTCACCGTATTTGTCTTCCAAATATCTAGTGAACGCTCATTAAAAAGCACTAAGCAATCATCACCTTTTTTCACTGGTACAGATATTATTGTGTTACTTGTTTGAAAGAAAGTTACTGGCACATCAACTAATAGCGGCAACTCTTTTGCTTTTTGCTCCTGTATGTTTCTTGTTTTAATGGCCACTCTTATATCAGCTTTTTTTGTAGCCATATCTATACTTTCTATAATGCCAGGCAAACATGTATGAGTTTGATATAGCGATTTATCTATAAAAGATTGTATGACCTTATCTAGAGTGGGTTCCTCTACTTTATTTAGAGCCATTTTGTTTTTCTCCTAAACATAAACATTTTGTATACCATGGTGTGCCATGTGTATCTCCTTCAAACTTAACTTCTTTAATAACAAATAATCCTTGTGTCTTAGCATCTGCATAAATCGATTCTATATTAACAGTCTCACCAACTTGTAACTCAGCATTTAAAACGCTTGTAAACGACACACCTGCCTCTGTTTCGTTATGCCCTGTGCTTTTTTCGTTTTTACGTGCTGGTGAGCCAATAAGTCCTGTCTGTGAGCTTATTAGCATTGCGTTAGTGCTTTCGATGTCTATTCTTTTACGTGCATAGAAGATACCATCGTTTATATACCATTCTAGATCTATCTTTTTAAATAACTCATCTAAAAGCTTTTTAGTACTACCTACAGCTATATAGCTATTTATAAAACTAGTTTCAGGTATATCAGTAATGTTTTGATCTTCAACTATGACATTCATACTTATAGCTATCTCTTTAATTATTGTTTTAATTTTAGTGTTAGCTCTATATGTTTTTTGATACTCAGATAAATTAATACCTGTATCAGCGTCACCAGCATAGATAGTAGTAATTTTATCAGCACCGTTCATTGTAGACACGGCATTTGTAATCTCACCTTCAAATATTACTTTTAAATCGTCTGAGGCAGATCTATAACCACACATCAAAACTATAGTTAAATTATTTTGCTCTAAAAAAGTCGATGTGTCGTTATTCAAATTATAAATACTAATTTCTGTTGTGTTGCTAGATGAATCACTGCTTTTTAATACTTGGAATAAGATACGAACGTTTGAAAACTCAACACCTAGTCCATCTTGATTAGCAACTAAAACCCTTGCTTCTCTTATAAATTGTGACATTAACTAGCCTCGTTATATAAAAAATAATTACGATCATTCCAATCAAATTGTTTCGGGTTATATTCTTGGCTTAAACTATCTATAACTAGAAAAATACCTTTAGGTATATTTAAATGTCTAAATTGCCTAGTAACATCTGTATCAGTTAATAATACGATACTTTGTAGTATAGGGTTTAGTCTTGTATCAAAAATGGATAAATTCCATTTAGAAGCTCGTAAATTATAAAATATTTTAAAATGATATACTTGATTTTGAATAGTAATATTAAATTCATGTGCGCCTAAGTCTGATCTAACGGGTATTTGTACTATTGCCATTTCATTTCCTAAATTAAATCCAATAACTTAACGGCTATACTTGAGCCTTTTTCTTTTACAGCTTCAGTCGGTGTTTCTGTTGCTTGCTTACCTAACTTAGAAGATTTTTTATTATTTATTTCAGCTACTGGCTTATCAAAGCTAGCTATTATTAATTGATTACTAACTATGTTTACTTGCTCAAAAGTTGCTGTAAATTGTAATGAATCACCACTCTGTACAGTCTGACTTATATTTAGATTAGTCATAACCATATTTTCATATAGCTCATAATCAGTAACTAAACGTATAGGGTTTCTGTTTTTATGTAATTCTGTTAAATATCTATAAGCGTTTTCAATTCTTGATTCGTTACGTTGTAAAAGATCACCTACAGATCCTAACTGCCTTAATAATCGTTTTGACTTTTCTAATCGTGACATAGGATTTCTAATTTGATCTAAATCAAAAACCTGCCTTGTAGTATTAATAAACTCAAAAGGATTACCTGAAACAACGCAATTAAGCTCTAAAACATTGTTATTTAATGTTACGTGATCACTAATATTACTACCTGTTTCTACAGGAAATGATGTGACGTTAGCGGTACGTGTATGAGATACAGAAGGTGCAGCATCTATTTCAAGATATATTGTTGAATTATCTGACGCTGTGCTTTCTATGCTTACTAGTTTGTTACTTGGAAAAAATGCTGATAATAATGCCATTAGTACTCCATTGCAAAATTACTTTGTCTATTAGCGTTAAATAACTGTGTCTTAAACGAATCAGCTAATTTATTAGCTATTGCCTCTCCTGTAGCTTGTGGATCACCACTACCCTCTACAGTTATAGGGCTTTCTATTTTTACACTTATATTATTATTTTGATTTCTATTTGTGGTATTTGGAATTATAGGTGCTGCTTGGATAGCCTGCTCTGTCTGCACTGCTGTAATTAAACCTGAAGGCGATAT